AACCAGTCATTACCTCTACGTCTACCTATTTTTGAAACATCAAGAGCAACATTAATATTTCCTATTAATAATAATTCTTTATAATATTTTCTTAATATCTTATAAGTAATATTATTAGGTCTTATTGGGTGTCCTATTATCTTAGTATTATTAACTAATATAATATTATTATCTTTATTATTATTTCTTATGCGCTTTTTAGCCTTTGTTTTTTTCATAACTACCTAACATCACTTGTGTTAAATCCTTTTTTATCCAGGAGGTCCAATATTTCATCAGCAATGCTAAATTCTCCATCAAAATCCACTAAATTTTTTTTCTCAAAAAATAAATTACCTGTGGCAAACCAATCATCAACTTGGGCCATTTCTTTAGGTTCAACTAAATAACACTCCCAATACCCATGATATTCTTTATCCTCTTTATTGTATTCAACTTTAACATTAGCCTCCAGAAGTAAATCCTCTTTTTCCTTCCAGGAAGCCAAAACCCTAGTTGTGCCAAAACTATTGGCCTCTGTAATTCTTTTTCTTTTAAATTGTATTGTATACTCACTCATTTATATATACTCCCTCTATCATTTAATAAAGCAGTTTTTATTTTATAAAATAAACTTCTTAGTTCATTATCATTGCTATTATTAAAATCAAATTTATGGCCATTAAAATTGTTAAAAATATTGGCGATTTTATCTATATCCTCATACACTTCATTTATTCTTTTCACATTTCCTGGACTGTCCAAAGGTACTTTTTCAAGTTTTTCAATATTGTGTTTTTCATAAAAATCTTTCATAAACTGCTCCTCATAATTTTTGTATTTTCAAATTCTTGTTTTGATAATTCAGTTTCTACAATGTAAGTTCTATCATTGCACGAATGACAAAATCCAAAATTTGGATATTTTATTAACAAATCTTGACGTACTCTCAAATGATAATCAACATCATCTGAATTACATTTAACACATTTAAATTTTCTATCTATTTCCATATCTCCCCCTAAAAATTTCCGACAATGTAAGATTTTTCTTTGCTTCCTGGTTTAGAAAATTCCTCAAAGCAAAAAGTATTATCTTGAATTTCATCAATGGTCATATTGTAATTTTCTAATAACTCTTTTTTGTTATCGTATTCGGTGTATTCGCAACAAATCGCAATGACATCAAATTCCATTGGTTTATCCATATCTTGTTCAACCATTTCTAAATGCTCAAATAATACTTTAAGGCCCTCATAACTAAAATCAGGCCTAACTTTTTTAAATTCCTCTATAAATTCATGTTCTGTAATTGTATTAATCATTTTTATTTTCTCCTTTTTAAGTTTATTGAGGTAGAAGGGCAAATGAAAAGGCTAATTAAACCCTAGTCAACAATGTACTAAAACCCTTCTACCACTTAAATAAACCATTGTTTTAATTTGTTATTAATACAATATCACACCAGGTAATACTTGTCTATTATTAATTATTAATGTATCTTAATGTTTATAACTAAAACAATTTAGGAGGTAAAAGTGTACTACACACCGAATAATTATTTACACAATTCAAATGGTAAAAAAGAAATTGTTGTTATTGGTAAATCAGTAAAAGATTTAACAGAACAAGAGGTTGACGAGGTTATCCAGGAACTAATCAAAACAGGAGCAATTATTGTAGATGAAAACAATAATTTGGTA